GTCAACTTAATGTTGTTTTATGCCCGGTGAGGGGTTTATGCTGTAACCCCCAAACAGTTGCTATCTTACTTTACTTTTCTTCTTCCCTCCCTTAGGAGACTTTCTGAGTTTTTGGATTCTTTTCAACTCACTTTTCACTTTCTTATTAAACAGGTTATAGTCTTTATTCAGACAACTGAGACATTTCTCTGCTGTCTTCACAGCAGGAAGCTCATCGTCCGAACGAAGCTTTACCCTGTCGACTAAAAGTTGGACCGGACGGTTTGTTTTCATACCTAACATCCATCTAGAAAACAAAAGAGAACTGTTAAGTACTCTAGGAATAGGCTTTTTAGGCCTAGACCTATTTTCTATAGGTGAAGGTTGAGCATAACCAGCCCTGACCAACTCTCAGTTAAGAAAGAAATTGTGATATCATCTTTTAAAGGTTGTCCTTCAGTTAATAACTCGATCAATGATCTTGTTAGAAACGTAGGGGAACCCAAAGATGAAACAAACTCCGGATATAATCCAGAGCAAGATCCCTAACCTCACTGCTCGTAAGAAGGTTAAGAATAGTAATGGTATTGATATCAACCCAACAGTAGCAGTAGCAAGTACTGCAGTGTATTGGTTATTCAAATTTAGAGCCTTCATTTTCTTGTTAGTCCAAATTAATGGAGCTAAAATGAATCTGAAAAGCTTTCAATATGAAATAATCAGGTCTCTTAATGACCTACTGGTAACTCATGAGCTCTTGACTAATACTCGATAGTAGTAATCAGTCACATCAGTAAATGAGACCCCAATTTGTGATAAGAATTCTTTAAACAAGCCTTCCATAGATTTAACATCTAGGTTACTTGAAGAAAGTCTTCAAAATCCTCCTTGGGGACCCAGAATACTAAATAACCATTTTCACTGATTAAGGTCATTCTTATTGAATAACCTTGACAGAATTTTGGTTAATACTTGCAACTCTAACTTTAAAATAGAATTGAATTCTTTCTTGTTGTAATCTGCTATAACAGCCGTTATAAACAGAGGGCTCCTTATAGCTCGTAAAAGAGACTTGGCCCCCAAGGGTGTTAAATTAACACCACTTGAGTGGAACCAGTTCTTTGCGAACTCTATAAGAAAACCTTCGAACCCTTTAATAGGATTTATAACAACACCAAGAACACCATTCATAAGTTTATTGTATTGAGCTGCCAGTCTGTGATCGGAGATGACAATGTCATCACCGAGAACTGCATAAACTCCAGTATCCTTAAGCAAGGGAGTATTCTCCACTTGAAGGTTTGCCAAATGAACAATCAAATGGTTAGTCATGGCCAACATTGCAAAAGACGAGTAAGCCCCCATCGGTTGACCCACCATGTAATGGTATGTATCTTCCTTATATAAATAAGGTCGATTCAAAATATCCCTTCAATAAGTTCCTCCCAGACCCAAAGCATCTAGGATGTCAGCCTGTAACAAAACAGGAAGACGATCTGTAGCTGCTGAAAGGTCTAGTGAGAAGAATTCTTGATTAGGACGTTTTGATAACATTTCCTTAACAGGTTTCAACTGATCATTTGTCCCATCCTCGGGCAATGCCGCAAGGAAGGAATAAATAGTATCATGGAGAGGTCGGAAAAGCCATTGTGTTCACTGATCAGTTATACCGATAATTCTTGTTTTACCCCTTAATTCCAAAATCAAACCAATACGACCTAAATATAGGTCAATCGGAGCGATAAGGAAAGGGATAAACAATATTGTTAGTGTTAAAAACACAAACAAATATCAGTAAAAACTGTGGTGTCACGCAAACTTTACATGTCCCATCCAGATACGCGGGCTTCTCATCATTGCAACAAGGTCCAAACCACTACTTAAATAGGAGAACCTAGCATTAACACCAGCTTTGTTTGATCAGAAAAATGTAGGCTTAGAAAGTTTAAAATTAAACTCAAAAGCCCCCATTGACTTTAATGCCCTTTTTATGTCTCCTTTACTGAAAGTCTGACTTTCCCCGATAAAGGGGTCAGTTAGAGTCTTAAAGTTAGGGATTCATAATTTCGGACTTAAAGTTCTGAAAATACTCAGCACGGTAATTATTGCACGATCAAAAGGCCGAGGCTTTTCATTTGAATTGATCAAGATTTTCATCTTTTCAATCTGATGAGAAAGCTCAAGACCCAAGATCTTAGGTAAACCATTCTTGTAGTGACTAACCCAAGATTTGTGATTTGGCACACCCCTACCTGCGATAAAATTACCAACCATTCTAAAACATTCGGAGAGGTATTGGATAGTGAACTTAACTCCAGATTTAATCCAGAGATGTTCGATCCGAGACCCTAAACTCAGAAGTTCTTTAGTTTGGGAATTGGTTAATTGGAGCAAGATAGCAATCATGAGTATATACCGTGGAAGCTCTTTTAAGGTAAGAGGTTTTAAATCTAAACCTACATTACCTTTAAAGTTATACAATCTACGCCTTTCTACCCAAAGCAAAATATTTGCGAGGATAGTTAGTGCAGTGATTATATTAACAATAAGGAGTATTTCCACTACTGTACTCTCATGACTTGCAAAGGTTAAAGTGTTGAAATATGTAGCTTTATTTAAAGTTATGTATTTTAGCCCTTTTTCCTTACAGTCTCTCCAATAATTTTACGCATGTGAGCCCCCCCTAAGGGGACTTACACTTTACGGGTAGGGTGCCAACCTTCCGGCGGGATACTACCTTTGCAGAAAGTTCCATTGGAGCGAATGTAAGGTTGTGGAAACTACCACAACTAGCTGTCCAGCAACAATCAAAGGCAAATGACTGTTGTTCACTCAGATCCCCAAAAGGGAGAAAGAGCAAGGTGCGCTGACAGCATAACCCACAACGAGAAGATCACTCAATTCTCGCGGTAAAGTTAGGTCGGGAACTTTAGG